GCAAATGTTAATATGAAAGACATTAATTTTAAATATGCTAATTTAACAGGTGTTATATTTCGAGGGGCTAATTTAACAGATGCTAAATTTCAAGGGCGTACTGATTTAACAGATGCTAAATTTCAAGGGGCTATCCTAACTAGAGCTAATTTTCAAGGGGCTAATTTAACAGATGCTAATTTTACAGGAGCTGATTTAACACTAGCTGATTTAAGAGGAGCTACTATTGTAGGTGCCATTTTCACAGATGCTATTTTAGCGGATACTAAACTAGATGGACTCCTTTTTCCAGACAATACTGTATTGGAACAACAACGTTTGAACACAAATGAGTATAACCAACAGAGAATGACGGAGTTTAGCCATGTAGTAGGAAATGATGATCTTAGAAGAACAATTGCTGAATATGTTATTCCAGGAACAGGTGGTAAACAAAGACATAGTAAACGAAGACATAGTAAACGAAGAACTGGTAAACAAAGAAATAGAACTAGAAGGAGTATGTCTAGTAAAAGAAGATCTAGTAAACGAAGATCTAGAAAGCACAGAAGATAAACTATTCGTTATAAAAACCTTTGCAGTATATTTATTATATTTTATATTTATAAAATGAGTTTGTGTAAATATAAAAATTTACTTGGTATTCCAAAAGAAGGCATACATTCTTATAGATTTTTGGGTCTAGCAATTGCTGATGTTATTATGACTATTATTGCAGCCATTCCAATTGCTTATATATTTAATACATCATTTATGTATGCTGCCTTATCTTTATTTGCGTTAGGAATTATATTACATAGATTATTTTGTGTAAGAACTACTATAGATAAATTATTGTTTCCAAATGCGGTATAAATAATATTATTATCTATTATATTGTAAATAATAATAATACGTTGTGTGTCAGAAACAATGAGAAGCATTTTTATCAAATACCCAGTGAAATCCATTGGTATGCAAACTGGTCATTATACGCATTCTTAAACCAGGAGGACTAATATTTGCGTCTTTTGCCGCATCAGCTATTGTCTTAAAATATATTTTTTCTCCTGTATTACAACATATTTTTATTACAGGTTGCTCAGAATATTGTTCTTCTTTAGATATTCCCGCATATCTCCAAAGAAAACCTTGACATACTCTTTTTTCTCTAAGAGCAATACCAATAGCTGTGCCTGTTGTTAGTCCTAATGATCTACCAGCTGCTTCAATGCTTTCAAATGTTTTAATTATTTCTCCTGTGTCTTTATTTACCTGATCTATTGCTCTTTTAGATTTTCTTATTACAGGAATCTCTGGATCTTTTTCTTCAACAATCGATTTGGCACTTTTGTTTAATAAAATTTCATGTAAATTGTTTATATCTTTTGATTCATTTATTAACACTTCTTCAAGTTTAACAGACACATCTAAAATGCTTTTAATGTTGTCTAAAGAAGATTCAAATTTATTTTGACCAAGAGATATACAGTTTTGCTTTAAAATAAATATCATGTTTTTTTCAGTTAAAGGATAAGAACATTTCATTTGATAAACCATTTCACCATTAGAATATAATTCTTTTAGATTTTTATTCAATATTTCAAAATCCTTCTGTCGTGTAATAGAACATATAAATCTCATCGGTTCATATTGAAACGAATATAAATAATACCCATATTTGCATATGGCAAAATTACTAGCTATTTTATGTTTAATATCTTCTGTAACATCGTACTCTATTCTTTGAAGTTTTTTATTATTGATATCAAGTAATTTATTTGTTTCGTTTATTTGATTTTTTAAATTATATACTTCGTCTTGGAGTTCCTCGTTTTTTTTCAATAGTAAGTTGTAATTTTCAATATTATACTCATTATCCTTTATTATATCTTTTATAATTTGTTCAACATTTTCTAGTAAAAAATCATCATCATCTAAAGCAATTAATTCCCGATAAGAAATATCATTAATAGTAATATTTCTTAATCGATTTTTTAAAGTAGGGTGTTTTTTTATGCAATTTTCAATTTCAATCTTATTTTTAACTTTAAATGCGGAATATAATCTAAAATTATCATATGTTTTTTTGTGTATTTTAACTCTTTCTTGTAAATTATTGCTCTGACCAAATTTAATAACAGTTTCATTATACATTTTTTTTCCAGGTATGCCAAGTGTCTTATTATCAATTAATCCAATATAAATACATTGTGTATTTAACGGAAATTGTTCTAATAACGTTTTTTCTTTCAAATCTGCTTTTTCCTTTTCAATGCTTGCCTTTTGGTATTCTAGTAAATTATTTTGAATTTCAAGTTGTTTCTGTAATTCTACACATCCTTCTTGAATAACTTGTTGTATTGTTTCTTCCATTTTTATATAATAATCATGAATTTCATCCGCTTTTTTTGTTCCTGCTTTTAGACAAATTTTTTTAAATGTATTTACGTTTAATAAATATTTTTTAATATTATGCCCTCCCCTACCTTTTTTTTGCTCACTTTCATCAGTGAGCAAACATTTGTAATCTTTGTCTATAATAAAATTTTTTTCTAATATTTCTTTTGCCCTTTGTTTTTGAGAAAAATCCAACCATTTCCATACATTATCTAAATCAATAACAAAATCATTAATTTGGTCGCAATTTATATAACAGTAAAAACTAGATAAAAATAAATGTTGTTCAAAATCATTAAACCGTTCTTTGATCTTTACCAACAATTTATTATTGTAATCACTAGACAATGTAGTAATTGGATTATTTTCAATAAGTTCAACAATATTAACCTGTTGCATTTCCATTATAAATATAATATGTGTTGTTTTTAAGTTATTGTTTATATAATTGATTTTATTTATAAAACCAAAAGCGATTAATTAAATTGCACCACAATTTCAACCTTCTCCTTCTTGATGCTCTTAGTCGCCGATATAGACAACTCTTCGCGTTTCTTTCTGGTCTTCGAATTGTCGATAATGGTCTCTTTTCGCTTCGATGTGCTATTACGATTATTCATATCTTTTTCAATTGTATCGTAATTTTGTTCGATATAATCGACGACTTTATTCTCTAGTGCCCATTTAAAAAAATTTAATTGACCAATAGTGGTTTCAATAAATGTTCCTTTAGTATATGGAATGCTAATTCTCTCCCAACGACAAAATGGATCAAAACGTCGTTTGCTGTAAGCTTTTAATTTGAGTTTGTAATCATCATATACTTTAAATCGTCTGGCAATATTATCAGCTGTTTGTTCGATAGTGTATAATGTGTAATATTTTTTGGCATAATTAGTTGCAAACCAATCAACAATGCGTAGCGAAATCTTGGAATCACCAGTTATAATTCTAAGCATTTTATCCAAATTATTAGATGGATTATAAGACCCATCTATGTCGGTTTTATAAAAATTCATTAAATTCTTTAGTAATAAATCATTCTGTGTTGTATAACTAGAGTTATTCATTATTTAAGTTTTTAAAAATTCATTTAAGTTGTTTTTTAATTAAATAATAAAAATAATAAAAATGATATTTAATTGATTTAACAAAAATAATTATATTTGTTTATATTATTATGACTACCCTTATGGATAAATATTTTGGTCCTTTGTCAAGAGAATATTGCGTATATTTCTATGCATTAACTATTTTGGCTGCTTTTACATTTGTTACAAGTGCTATAACAATTGCTTATTTTATGATAACCAATTATAAGAAAATAGATTCCATGTTTGTTTTTAATTCATTCTATGTTTTATTTAGTGCATTTATAGCCTATATTGCAAATAGATTGTTGCATACAATGTGCGTTAAAAGCATTTAAGATGCTGATTGGATAAAAGCATTTAAGATGCTGATTGGTTAAAAGGATTTAAGATTCTGATTTATTGAAATGCTGATTCTTCCTCATTAGGATCTGTATTTTTAGTGCGTCCTTGAGTTGTATTAATAGGCTTTAAAAACATGTCACGAGCAACAATATCATTTACATAGCTTGTTTGTAAAAATGGATTTACTCCACGCTGGGCTATCATTTTGCGATCAGACATTTTAGTATCAATTTCCTCTCTTCTTGTCCCACTTTGGTTTTGATTTCGAGAAAACATAGAATTAGTTATATCCATTAATTCGCTATCTTGATTAAAAAATGTGTCATCTCCTAAAGATTGGTTAATTGCATTTGTCTGCGAATCATAATCTAAATGTGTTTGTTCTTCTTTTTTTTCAGGTCTAGCACTTTTATAATATGGTTCACCTGTACTCCATTTCCAACTTTTCATTATTATAATACCGCGTTTAAAATAATGAAACAATGAACTTAAAATATACAAAATAGTTAGTTTATCAATTAATTATTTTTATAATTTATTTTATTAATATACCTTAT